CTAAGAGACTCTATGTACTACTGTGTACTAACAGTATACATGTGTACCTGTTCTTGACTGATCTGTGGCCTTGGGGAGTTGGTCACAAGGGTTAGTTCCGACGCACCGTTTGTCTGGTCGACGTTCTCCCTGCGTTGGAACTAGGGCAGAGTCTTGCAGTGGGGTTTCTCCCTCCTCAACTCCGGCGAGGCTCTGCCCACCACCTCGAGGCAACATGGGTAAGTACGACAGCATCATCGCGAAAATCTCGCAGCTACCACTCAGTGAGCAAGAGGCACTCCTCCGAGACCTCGAAGAACTCGAGAAGCGCAAGAACGTCGAAGAAGCTCAATTGAACTTTTTGCCGTTCGTGAATCAGATGTGGCCAGCCTTCATCGCTGGCAGGCACCACAAGATCATGGCGGATGCCTTTGAGCGCATCGCGAATGGCACCCTCAAGCGTCTCATCATCAACATGCCACCCCGACACACCAAGTCGGAGTTTGCGTCCTACCTGTTCCCAGCGTGGTTCATGGGGCGCTTCCCGGGCAAGAAGATCATCCAGACAGCCCACACCGCAGAGCTGGCAGTGGGCTTTGGCCGTAAGGTCAAGAACCTCATCGATGGCAACGACTACCAGCAAATCTTCCCCAAGACGAAGCTGGCAGCTGACTCCAAGGCATCCGGTCGATGGTCCACCTCAGAGGGTGGCGATTACTTCGCTATCGGTGTCGGTGGTGCCGTCACAGGTAAGGGCGCTGACGTGCTTGTCATCGACGACCCTCACTCGGAACAGGAGGCAACCATGGCTGCCTTCAACCCGGAAATCTATGACAAGGTGTATGAATGGTACACCTCAGGTCCTCGTCAGCGTCTGCAGCCCGGTGGTGCCATCATCATCGTTATGACGCGCTGGGCAAAGCGCGATCTCACCGGGCAGATCATCAAGAGGTCCTCGGAACGCAATGGCGTTGATGAGTGGGAGGTCATCGAGTTCCCCGCGATCATGCCATCAGGGGCACCACTGTGGCCGGAGTTCTGGCCTATTGGCGAACTTGAGGCCATCAAGGAGGAAATCCCGGTAGGGAAGTGGAACGCCCAGTACATGCAGAACCCCACCTCAGAGGAGGGGGCACTCATCAAGCGTGACTGGTGGATGGAGTGGGACAAGGAAGACCCTCCGCCATGCGAGGCTGTGATCCAGTCTTGGGACACCGCGTTCCTCAAGACGCAACGCTCCGACTACTCGGCATGCACCACATGGGGCATCTTCTACAGGACCGACAGCACTGGTGCTCAGATTCCAAACGTCATCCTTCTGGATGCGTACAAGGAGAAACTGGAGTTCCCAGAGCTCAAGCAGAAGGCCAGAGAGAAGTACTACGAGTACGAACCTGACCAGCTTGTGGTGGAGAAGAAGGCGTCCGGTGCGCCGCTCATCTTCGAACTCAGGCAGATGGGTCTGCCGGTCACGGAGTTCGTGCCAAGCCGTGGCAACGACAAGATCGCCCGCGTCAACGCGGTGTCTGATCTTTTCTCATCAGGTTGCGTATGGTATCCGCCGACAAGGTGGGCGGAAGAGGTCATCGAGGAATGCGCCTCATTCCCGTCAGGTGACCATGATGACTACGTCGATAGCACCACTCAGGCATTGATACGCTTCAGGCAGGGCGGTTGGATCAGGGTAGACACAGATGATTGGGAAGATGATGACGGGTATCGAGAGCCTGTTGAATATTACTAACCAGCCCAGCGTCACCAAGGAAGTTCTCGAGGAGCATGATCGGCTGAAGTACAAGTTCGGTCGTGCCCTCGAGAAGGCAGCTGGGACAAGGGGCAGAGTTGGACGTGCCCTCATGGAAGAAGAAGAGGTTGCCCGTGCGAATCTCAGGGCATTTGAGAGACGTCATGGGTTGACATAGGCCTTAATGGCACCTATCGTCACCAACAGGGGGCGCACACGAAACTTGCGGTTTTGTATTGGTCGAGGATCAGACTGCGCTACGGCTCATCATTCACCATAGCGCCCCCAAACATCGGTTGGACATTTTATCACGCCGCCTGTACTATCCTCAAAACCAAACTGAGGAGGCCATGATGGCTCGTGACAAGGACGACGCAGTAGAGGGCAAGGACTTCATCTGGGTCGATATGAAAGACTCCAGTGGCAATATCGTCAAGGACGGTAAGGGCAATGCCGTAAAGACGCGCAAGTTTGGCAAGGACATGGCCAAAAAGTCGTCCCCCGCCCCGAAGCCTCAGACCTCCACCAAGAGCGCACCGAAGCCGCCCGCTGGCATGAAGTCGTCTCCGCGTCCGAAGGCACGTCCAGAAAAGCCATCGATTGTTGGTCCCGCTACCAAGGCACCCCAAGTCAAGGGTAGTGGTACTGGAATGGCTGGCGCTGTTGGCTCCGCTGTCAAGAAGGGCATCACTGCCATGACGGGCGGGAAGCCTGCAATGGCACCGAACCGGGCAGCAGTTGCGCCCAAGTCTGGCCCAGCCGCAGCAAATGCCTCCCGCCTCAAGAAGCTGCGTGAGGACCTCGCAGCGCAGAAACGCCGTAGCTCCGTCAAGAGCGGCATGACCCTGCGCGAGCGCAACCAGCCCTAAGGTCCAAAGCTGACAGCACTTCCTTACTGCACCGTTTTGCTGCTATAGTGCTGCAAACCTTTCAGGGGATATGCCATGGCAGTCGATAAGCCGCTCACTCCGTTTGACATTGAGATCGAGGCAGAGGACGAACTTGATGACATCGATGAACTCGGTGTCATTGAGGAGTCGGTTCTGACGGAGACTCCGACTGAGGACGGCGGCGTTGTCATCGAGTTTGAGTCCGTGTCGATTGAGCCAGAGTACGAGGACATCCCTCACGGTGACAACCTAGCCGAGCTGATCCCAGAAGATGAGCTCGAGTCCATGGCAAGCGAGCTCGTGGGCAACTTCCTATCCGACCGCCGCACCCGTGATGATTGGGCCATGGCATACGTCAAGGGGCTCGATCTTCTTGGCATGAAGATCGAAGACCGCACACAGCCGTGGGAAGGCGCATCTGGCGTCTTCCACCCGATGCTGACTGAGGCGGCGATCCACTTCCAAGCTCAAGCCATGGGCGAAGTGTACCCGGCCTCCGGCCCTGCCCGTTCAAAAATCCTCGGCAAGATGACTGCTGAGAAGTTTCAGCAGGCAACCCGCGTCGAGAATGAGCTGAACTACCTCATCACCGAAAGAATGCCCGACTACCGCGAAGAGACGGAGCAGATGCTGTTCCGCCTTGCTCTGGCCGGAAGTGCCTTCAAGAAGGTGTACTACGACCCCATCCGAGAGGTCCCACGGTCAACCTTCGTGCCAGCCGAAGACTTCGTCGTGCAGTATGGGGCATCCAGCCTTTCAGACTCCGAGCGCTATACGCACGTCATGAGGAAGACGAAGGTCGAGATCATGAAGCTGCAAGCGAGCGGCTTCTATCGCGACGTCGATCTGCCTGATCCTTCGCAAGAGAAGAGCGACATTCAGGAAAAGTACGACGAGCTTCAGGGCATCGAAGACGTCGATAACGGTGATGACCGGTACATGATCCTCGAGATGCATGTCGATATGGTCATGCCGGAGGGCTTTGAGGACGGTGATGACATCGCTCGCCCATACGTCGTCACCATCGACAAGTCGTCTATGACCATCCTGTCGATCCGCAAGAATTGGTACGAGGACGACACAAAGAAGCAGAAGCGCATGCACTTTGTGCCGTACTGCTACCTGCCCGGTATGGGGTTCTATGGCATCGGCCTGATTCACCTCATCGGTGGCCTGACCAAGTCTGCGACGTCCATCCTGCGCCAGCTCATCGATGCTGGCACCCTTGCCAACCTTCCGGCTGGCCTCAAGGCTCGCGGCCTCCGCATCAAGGGCGACAACACCCCGCTGCGCCCGGGTGAGTTCCGTGACGTCGATGTACCGAGCGGCTCTATCCGCGACTCGATCACCTTCCTGCCGTACAAAGAACCTTCGAACGTCCTGTACCAGCTGCTGGCAAACGTTGTCGAAGAGGGTCGTCGCATCGGTTCTGTCGCCGACGTGAAGATCAGCGACATGAACGCTCAGGCTCCAGTTGGCACGACCCTTGCACTCCTCGAGCGCAACATGAAGGTCATGTCTGGCGTTCAGGCTCGTCTCCACTCGTCGATGCACAAGGAGCTTCGCCTGATCGCGAGCATCGTCCGTGACTTCATGGACGACAAATATGCATATGATCCAGACGGTGACTTCAGCCGCTCCGCTGACTTTGATGATCGAGTCGATGTCATCCCGGTCTCCGACCCCAACGCGGCCACGATGGCTCAGCGCGTCATGCAGTATCAGGCTGCCCTGCAGATGTCTCAGCAGGCACCTCAGCTCTACGACATGGGCAAGCTGCACCGGAACATGCTCGAGGTCCTTGGCATTCAGGACGCCGCCGACATCATCAAGCTGCCCGGCGACATCAAGCCGAAGGACCCCGTCAGCGAGAACATGGCTATGCTGAAGCAGGAGCCTGTAAAGGCCTTCCTGTATCAGGATCACGAGGCGCATATCCAGACCCACATGGCCGCGATGCAGGACCCGAAAATCCAGCAGCTGGTGGGCCAATCACCCTTCGCCTCAGCCATTCAGTCGGCGATGTCAGCGCACGTTACTGAGCACGTCGCCATGCAGTACCGCAAAGAGATCGAAAAGAGACTCGGCGTTGAGCTGCCGCCTGAGGATGCACCGCTGCCGGAGGACGTTGAGGTCGAGCTGTCTCGCCTTGTCGCCATGGCGGGCCAGAAGCTGACGCAGGAGAATCAAGCTGCGGCGCAGCAGGCCGAGGCCGAGAAGCAGGCTCAGGACCCTCTGACGCAGATGCAGCAGAAGGAACTGCAGATCAAGGAGGCCGAAGTCATGGGTCGTCTTGAGATCGAGCGTGAGCGTCTCGACCTTGATCGGGCCAAGTCTGAGAGCAACATCGACGTCCAGCGTGAGCGCATCCGCTCCGAAGACCGCAGGGAGGGTGCCCGCATTGGTGTCCGCGTTGCGTCTCAGATTGAGGATGCCAAGCACAAGGACAAGACCGAGGGCGTTCGTCTTGGCATCGATATCGCCAAGGAACTCTCTAAGGGCGGAGGTCAGTGATGGACATCGACCTCATCCCAACGCTCCTTTTGGGCATCGAAGAGAAGAAACGTTCAATTGAACTTTTCTTGGCAAGCGGTGGAGCCAAGTCCTACGAGGACTACTGCCGTGCTGTCGGTGAGTATTCCTGCCTCCAGAAGGTGGAGCAGGACATAAAGGACATCGAGCAAAGGTTTATTGAAAGTTAAACCTCGATGATCTAGGGTGGCGGCGTCGGGCTAGAGCAACAGGCTACGGTGGGGCTAAAACCACTGCTGGAGAAGAGATGTATACCGACAAAACCATAGGGGGCGATGACGTTCTCGCCAAGCTCCCAGAACCTAAGGGTTACCGCATCCTCATTGCGATCCCTGAGGTAAGCCAAAAAACAGAGGGCGGGGTGTTCATCCCTGATCAACTGAGGAACGCCGAGGAGACGGCGTCTCTTGTGGGCTACGTCATCAAGGTTGGCAGCGAGGCATATGCCGACCCCGTGCGCTTCCCCACGGGCCCTTGGTGCAAAGAGGGCGACTTCGTCATCTTCCGCTCTTACTCAGGCACACGCTTCAAGGTGCATGGCAAGGAGTTCCGACTCATCAATGATGACACCGTAGAGGCTGTCGTCGAAGACCCACGGGGGTATAGCCGCGCATGAACACTCAACCCAACCAGATCGAAGATGAAGACGAGTTCGAGCTCGAGATCATCGATGACACCCCGGAGCCTGATCGCGACAAGGCCCGCAGGCCTGACGGTGCAGAGCCTGAGCTCCCAGAGGACGATGAGATCGCCTCTTACTCCGAGTCCGTACAGAAGCGCATCAAGAAGCTGAAGTACGAGTTCCACGAGGAGCGCCGCTCCAAGGAGGAGGCAGCACGTCTGCGTGATGAGGCTATCTCCTTCGCTCAGCGTGAGTACGAGGAGAAGCTTCGCCTTCAGCGCATGCTGGAGGAGGGCGAGGGTGTGCTGGTCAATCAGGCACGGCAGCGTCTCGGCATGCAGCTCGAGAAGGTGAAGGCCGAGTTCAAGACAGCCTATGAGATGGGTGACGCTGACGCTATGGCGGATGCTCAGTCGAAGATGAGCGAGCTCAAGAACGAGGAGTATCGACTTAGCTCGTACACTCCCGCTCCACGTCGCGCACCGCAGCAGGCTCATGCTCCGCAGCCGCAGAAGCCATCTGTGCCCCCTCCGACCCCACGAGCACAGGACTGGGCCAAGAAAAACGAGTGGTTCATGCGGGCGGGCGATGAGGACATCACTGCCCTCGCAATTGGTACGCATGAGAAGCTGGTTCGCTCGGGAGTTGCGCCAGATACGGATCAGTATTATGCTCAGATCGATAGCGCGGTTCGCCGTGCTTTCCCGGAACGGTTTGCCGACGCCTCCGAAGAGGTGAAACCACAGCGACGGCAGGCTGGCAACGTGGTGGCCCCGGCTGGACGTGCGTCCGGCCAAACACCGCGCAAAGTGGTCCTCACCTCCTCTCAGGTCGCTCTCGCCAAGCGTCTTGGGCTGTCCAACCAGCAATACGCGGCGCAACTTATGAAGGATGCATCCAATGGCTGACCGTACCCCCAGAGCGCTCACAACTCGTGAAGGCGGAGAACGTCGCAAAGGATGGCAACGCCAATCACTCCTCCCTACCCCCGAACCCCGTGACGGCCTGAAGTTCCGTTGGGTTCGCACCTCAACGCTGGGAAATGAGGACAACAAGAACGTCTCTAGCCGATTCCGCGAGGGTTACACCCCGTGCTTGGCAAGCGACTTCCCCGAACTGCGTGTGCTTTCGGACCACAATTCACGGTTCCCTGAGAACGTTGAAGTTGGCGGTCTGTTGCTCTGCAGCATCCCATCAGAGTTCGCGGACGAACGTACTGTCGGACAGCTAGATCAGGCTCAAGCCCAGATGGACGCTGTTGACCGTAGCTACCTCCGCGAGAGCGATCCCCGAATGCCCGTGCTTCGGCCCGAGCGTTCTACAAAAACCACGTTCGGACGGGGTTAGACCCCTCCGACCACTGAAGGAGAGAACCAATGGGTTCCGTAAATGCACCCTTCGGTCTGCGTGTGACTGGCCGTCTCGACAATGGCTCGCTGGAGGTTTTCCGCCAGTACCCCATCGCGTCGGGCCTCGCCGTCAACATCGCCGCTGGCGACATCGTCAACCTCGTTGACAATGGCACCTCGACGACCGTCACCAAGCAGACCGCCACCGGCGACACCTCGACCGACATCGCCATGCTCGGCGTGTTCGTCGGCTGCTCGTACACCGATCCCTCGACTGGGCAGATCACGTTCAGCAACATGTGGCCGACCGGCACTGTTGCCTCGGACGCTCTGGCGTTCGTCGTGGATGACCCGCAGGCCCTGTACGTTGTGCAGGCAGACGAGGCCATCACCAACTCGCTGGACATCTACGGCAAGAACGCCGCGATTGTTCAGGGCGCGGTGAACACCACGTTCAAAGCCTCGCGTGTCGCTCTCGATGCGTCCACCATCGGCACCGATGCCAACCTCCCGCTGCGAATCATCGACTACGTCGGTGGACCCCGTGGCGACGAGACGGGCACCTCGTTCCCGCTGCTGGTCGTGAAACTCAACTACACGCAGCTGACCGCTGCGGTTGGCGTCTAAGGAGGGCTGACCAATGGCTATTTCACGCGCACAGGCCCTCAAAGAACTGCTTCCGGGCCTCAACGCCCTGTTCGGTCTTGAGTACGCCAAGTACGAAAACGAGCATGCCGAGATTTACGAGACTGAGACTTCGGAGCGTAGCTTCGAAGAGGAAGTGAAGTTGTCCGGCTTTGGCGCAGCTCCGGTCAAGCCGGAAGGCGCTGCCATCTCGTATGACAACGCACAGGAATCGTTCACCGCTCGTTACAATCACGAGACGGTGGCCATGGGCTTCTCGATCACCGAGGAAGCCATGGAAGACAACCTGTACGACTCTCTGTCGGCTCGCTACACCAAGGCACTTGCTCGCGCCATGGCGTACACCAAGCAGGTCAAGGCAGCTTCGCTGCTGAACACCGGTTTCACCACGTTCCAGTCGGGCGACGGTGTGACCCTGTTCAACACCGCCCACCCGACGGTGGCTGGTGGCAACAACTCGAACCGTCCTGCGGTCGATGTTGACCTGAACGAGACTGCCCTCGAGCAGGCTGTTATCGACATCGCTGCGTTCAAGGACGAACGTGGCCTGTTGATCGCAGCTCGCCCGCGCAAGCTGATCGTTCCGCCGGGTCTGATGTTCGTGGCTACTCGCTTGCTGGAAACCGAGCTCCGCGTCGGCACCGCTGACAACGATCTCAACGCCATCAAGTCGAACGGCTCGATCCCGCAAGGCTACCGTGTGAACCACTATCTCACGGACGCCGACTCGTGGTACATCACCACTGACATCCCGAACGGCATGAAGCACTTCGTCCGTACCGCGATGACTCAGTCGATGGACGGCGACTTCGACACTGGCAATGTCCGCTACAAGGCTCGCGAGCGCTACTCGTTCGGCGTGTCGGACCCGCTGGGTATCTACGGCTGCCCCGGCGCTTAATCCCCTACATGCCCCCCGGGTATGTAGTGAAAGGTCCACTTCGGTGGGCCTTTCTTTTTTACTATATGCCGTGTACACTGAGCGCAGGGTAACATCAGCCACGCAGACAGGACGCCCGACCTGACGATGCACAGACTGCGCGGCGAATCCTTGTGCAAGGGGTACCACCATGGCTTCCACAACCTTCTCAGGTCCCGTGACCTCGACCAACGGCTTCGTTGGCTCCGTCACCGGCAACGTCGCAGGCGACGTGACCGTCACCAGCTTCGTTAAGCTCACCGCTATCGCGACCGCATCGCTGCCCGCAGCCGCTGCTGGCAACGCTGGTCAAGTTCGCCTCATCAACGACAACGGTGCTGGCAATAACGAGTACTGCCTCGTCATCTCGACCGGCTCTGCTTGGGTCACTGCTGTTGGCGCAGCCCTCAGCTAATAGGAGGCCCTGATGGCCGACGAATATGACGTAAGCTCTAAACGCCTGACGGGCACTGGTGCGGCTTCAATTGGCCGCGCCCGCATCCGTCAGATCGTCACCACGGTGTCTGGGGCTGGCAGGATCACACTGACCTCCGGCGACGGCGGAGCGACAAAGATCGACTTGGACTTTGGCGCAGCTGGCACCTATGACATTTTCATCCCCGGGACTGGCGTCCTCTTTGACGTTGACCCCTACATCTCGACAGCCACCAACGTCACGGCTGTGACGCTGTTTTGGTCGTAAGGAGAAATCAATGGCTCGGGAATACTCATCCATCTCTCGGTTTGGGCTTACCGAGCCATTCGAGCTTCAGGTGGCTCGCGGCCAAATCTCTTGGCACAAGAGCGTCACTGTCTTCGGGTACAACCCCGACGTCGATACCTCCCGTGTCACTGTGTGGCCGCACACTGGAATCATTCCGCTACCTGCAGTCGCGCTGCAGATGAAGGTGAGTTCATCGAGCGCGAACGACACCGCCAACGGCACTGGCGCTCGCACGGTCTACGTCGAGGGCTTGGATGCCAACCACAGCGAGATCAGCGAGGTTGTCACCCTCAACGGCCAGACCGCCGTGCTGACGACGCAGTCGTTCCTTCATATCAATCAAGCGTATGTCGGGACCGCGGGTTCGAGCCTCTCCGCTGAGGGCGACATCTACTTCGGAACGGGTACCGTCACCGCTGGCGTCCCCGCCACGGTGTACGACCTCATTAAGTTTGACTACAACCAGCGCATCACCGGGAGCTACACGGTGCCCGCGGGTTACACTGGATACCTGTCTCAGGGTCTCTTCTCTGCGGGACAACCCGGTGGCTCGGCTCAGGTCAGTGGTCGCCTGATGACGATTGGCACAGATGGCATTCGCCGCACTGCAGCGATCACCACCGTCAACAACGGTGCCGCAGACTACGTCTTTGAGTACCCCGTCGGGATACCGGAGAAGACCACTCTGGAGTCCACCGCTCAGGCTAGCTCAAACAACAACGAGGCCTCCTCCATGTTCATTCTTCTCTTGGTGGCAAATGGCTAAGTCACCCGCATGGACCCGCAAGGAGGGCAAGAACCCCAAGGGCGGACTGAACGCCAAGGGTCGCGCCAGCTATAATCGCGCCAATCCCGACAAGCCGGGACTCAAGGCTCCGCAGCCTGAGGGTGGCGCTCGCAGGGATAGCTTCTGTGCCCGGATGAAGGGCATGAAGAAGAAGCTCACATCGGCCAAGACGGCCAATGACCCCAACAGCAGGATCAATAAAAGCCTGCGCGCATGGAAGTGCTGACATGCCACTGAACGCCAAGGGCAAGAAGATCAAGGCCGCGATGGCCAAGCACTATGGCAAGAAGGCCGGTGCTCGCGTCTTCTACGCCGCTGAAAACAAGGGCACCATCAAGGGTGTGAAAAAGGAGAAGAAGAAATGATGGGACGTATGAACATGGGCAAGCAGATCGCAGAAGCTCCGAGCTCCAAGGGAGTGAAGAAGATGCTCGGTGGAGGCATGGCCTCCATGACCCCAAGCATGTTCGGCAAGGGAGGCAAATCGGGTCGCGGTCCTGTTCCCGCTCCCGGCGGGGCTGCAGCTGGCTTCGGGTCGGCGCTCGCGAAGCTTGGGGCACCGAAAGTGGGGGCATCTGGAGCAGTCCGCGGCATGGCCAAGGGCGGCAAGATTGACGGCTGCTGCATGAAGGGCAAGACTAAGGGGATGATGCGGTGAGCAAGAAGCCCACAAAAAAGGACACCGCCGAAACCGTCGTGGTGGCGGGCGTTGTCGCGGCAACTCAAGCTCCAGTGTTTACGCCATGCGTCCAGTGCAGCTATCCCGCTGACTGTGCCCGCGCAGCCAAATGCTCGAAGGGGTTCAAGTAACCATGGGCCGCACCAACGAGAAGCTGTGGGAGCAGTCAAAGGCGCAAGCCAAGGCCAAGATGGGTGGCAAACACTCAGCTCGCGCAATGCAGCTCGCTGGCAGGATTTATAAAGAGAAGGGTGGCGGTTACACCGGAGAGAAGACCGCCGCCCAGAAGTCCCTCAGCAAGTGGGGGAAAGAGGATTGGGGCACCAAGAGCGGCAAGCCGTCCGGTAAGACGGGTGAGCGTTACCTCCCTAAAAAGGCCCGTGACGCCCTGAGCCCTTCGGAGTATGCTGCCACCACCCGAGCCAAGCGCGAGGGGACCGCCAAGGGCAAGCAGTTCGTGGCACAGCCGAAACGCATCGCGAAGAAGACCGCGAAATTCAGGGACTAAACCATGCCTGTCATCGTACCTGATCTGCCGGAACTCTTTGAGGAAGCCTTCGAGAGGGCTGGCCTCGAGATGCGCTCAGGGTATGACCTTAAGACTGCACGTCGCAGCCTGAACATCATGACCTTGGAGTGGGCCAACCGTGGCCTAAACCTCTTCACCATTGAGTCAGGGACGCAGGTCCTGACGCCCGGTACGGCGACATATACCATGCCGACGGGCACCATCGACCTGATCGAGCATCAACTCCGTACCGGCACTGGCACGAACCAGACCGACACGTTCCTAGAGCGCATCTCGGTATCGACCTATGCCCAGCAGACCAACAAGCTGATCACTGGCAGGCCGACCCAAATCTTCGTGCAGCGTCTGTCTACGTCCACGCAGGTGACGCTGTGGCCACTGCCTGACGCGACCATGCCGTACACGCTCTTCTACTACCGCCTGAAGGGCATTGATGGCCTGTCGGCTGGTATCGGTGGGGAAACCACGATGGTGCCTCCACGCTTCGTCCCTGCGCTTGTGGCTGGCCTTGCCTACTACATCGCAGCCAAGAAGCCATCAGCACAGCCTCTGATGCCCACGCTGAAGCAGGAGTACGAGGAGCAGTTCGCCCTTGCGGCTGATGAGGATCGTGACCGTGCTTCCGTGTCGTTCGTGCCAATGAGCCCGTGGAGCTACTGATGGCGTATGCAAGGGGCAGCAAGGCGTTCGGGTTCTGTGATAGGACTGGTCGCAGGTATCCCCTGAGCGACCTCGTCTATGAGTACCAGAACGGCCAGCGCACGGGGTTCCGTGTGGGCAGGGATGTCCGCGATCCGGACCAGCCCCAGAACTTCTTGGGCAAGGTCAAGGTGAACGATCCCCAGTCGCTGTACGATCCTCGCCCTGACACTGCAATTCTGGAGTCCAACGCCCTCTGGGGGTGGAACCCTGTTTGGAATTCAGCGCAGTACATGATATCGTCTGTAGGAACCGTGACCGTGGTCACAACTGATGGAGAATGACATGAAGGGCAAGGTCATGGGCGTTGACGCCGCCAACCGCCGCAAGAACGCCAAGCTGAAGGTCACCGCATCTGGAGGTGCCAATCCCGGTGCCAACCTGAAGCCGCTGAGCGAGCTTGCCCCCAAGGGCAGCATTCGCCCCCGTACCCGCAGCGACAAGGAAGCCGAAGACGAGGCTGATGCCGCAGCTGACCGCGCCATGAAGCACTCTCAGCCTCCGAAGCTGGTGTACAAGGCTGCTGGCGGTGCAGTCAAAAAGATGGCCATGGGCGGCAAGCTCAAGATGGTTGAGAAGGACGGCAAGCAGGTCCCGTCGTTTGCTGCTGATGGCGTTGGCAAGATGGCTATGGGCGGCATGTGCCGTGGCATGGGCGCTGCCAAAAAGGGCGGCAGCTACAAGGGATAAGTTCAATAGAACTTCTGGGTGACCCATGAACTACGCGGAACTGACACAGGACCTGCAGGACTACTTGGAGACGAGCGAGACGTCGTTCGTCAACAATATCTCCACGTTCGTGAGGCAGGCAGAGGAGCGCATCTACCGCTCTGTGCAGATTCCAGAGCTGCGGAAGAACGTCACGGCGGCGACAACGGCTGGCAACCAGTACCTCGCCCGCCCGTCCGACTTCCTGTCGGTGTTCTCTCTGGCCGTCGTTGATGGTTCGGGGAACTACAGCTACCTGTACGACAAGGATGTCAACTTCATCCGCGAGGCCTACCCCAGCTCATCCACGCAGGGGACCCCGAAGTACTATGCCCAGTTTGATGGAGACCAAGTCGGGACTGAGGGCAACTTTATTCTCGGCCCAACGCCCAGCGGTGCTCTCACTGTTGAGCTCCATTACTACTATGACCCGCCGTCCATCGTTGACACCGGGACGTCGTGGCTTGGGACCAACGCAGAGACCGCCCTCCTCTACGGCAGCCTTGTGGAGGCGTACACCTACCTCAAGGGTGATGCTGACATGCTGCAGGTCTACATGGAGCGCTACGCTGACGCCATGGAGAAGCTCTTCGGGATCGACATCAGGTCGAAGCGGGATGACTATAGGGATGGTGTCATCCCCGGCTCTGGGACTGGTCGCTGATGTTTGTTGGTTCGGCATCCCCCGGATCGGTCAGCGTCATGACGTCGTCCAACGGCGGTCATAGCCCCGAGCAGATCGCAGAGCTGTGCGTCAGCCGCTTGATGTCTGTCTCCGACACTGCCCCGCCAGAGATCGCAATGCAGGCTCGCGCCTTCAAAGATCAGATGCTGGCAGTTGTCCTGCAGTATGTTAAGCTGGCGGCAAGAGAAGACCGCGAGTCGGTCGTGGCTAAGCTCGAGCAGGTCGGGGCGACTGACGTGGCTCAACAGATCAGGAGACTTTGAGATGGCCTTCACCGGCAATTACATGTGCACCTCGTTCAAGAACCAGATTCTTGAGGCCGTCCACGACTTCCGCTCCAGCGGAGGCGACACCTTCAAGATCGCGCTCTACACGAGCTCTGCCACTCTGGACGCGACGACCACTGCATACTCTGCCACGAACGAGGTCGCAAACTCTGGCACCTACGCGGCTGGCGGCGGCACACTGACCAACGTCAGCCCGACGACCTCTGGCACCACTGCGTTCACGGACTTCGACGACATCTCGTTTACGTCGGCGACCATCAACGCCCGTGGCGCTCTGATCTACAACACGACTCCGACACACACCTACACCAACCCATCGGTGGCCGTGCTGGACTTCGGCGGCGACAAGATTTCTACGTCGGGCACCTTCACCATCCAGTTCCCTACGGCAGACGCCTCGAACGCCATCATCCGTATCAGCTAAGGAAGTGCTATGGCTCTCGTAGTAGCTGATCGTGTCCAAGAAACCACGAGCACCACAAGCACGTCCAGTTACGTCCTGCTAGGTGCCGCCAATGGCTATCAGTCCTTCGGGGCTGTGCTGGCCAATGGAGACACGACATACTACGCGATCACCAACGACACCGACTGGGAGGTCGGTATTGGCACCTACTCGACCACAGGGCCGACCCTAGCCCGCACGACAATCCTTGCATCGAGCAACGGCGGTTCCGCTGTAAACTGGGGCGTTGGCGTCAAGAACATCTTCATCTCCTACGCCGCCAGCAAGTCTGTGTATCAGGACGAGTCCGGTGCCGTCCTCGTAGCCGACAAAATTGTCCACACGGGCGACACCGACACTGCGATCCGCTTCCCTGCCGCCAACACGATGTCCGTGGAGACCGGAGGCACAGAGCGCTTCAAGGTCGAGAACAGCACCATCACCACGACTGTGCCCGTGCTTCTCCCTGCCGACCCCACACTGCCACTGCAGGCGGCGACTAAGGAGTATGTGGACACCATCGCTTCGGCTGGCATCCACTACCATGCGCCCGTGCGGGTCGAGTCTCCGATCAACCTCAACGCCACCTATAACAACGGCACCTCGGGTGTCGGCGCGACCCTGACCAATGCTGGGACGCAGGCAGCCCTTGTGATCGACGGCGTGACGGTTGCCACCAATGACCGCGTTCTGGTGTACGAACAGACCGACCAGACCCAGAACGGTGTCTACACGGTCACCAATACTGGCTCCGGCAGCACCAACTGGGTCCTGACCCGTTCGACGGACACCGACAGCTATGGCCCCAGCGACCCCGATGCCTTGGGTGCTGGTGACGCATTCTTCGTGCAGCAGGGCAACACAGGCGCTGGTGAGCTCTACGTCTGCAACACCGAGGGCACCATCACCTTCGGTACGACGAACATCACGTTCACGCAGATCGCAGCCACGGCGGTCTACACGGCTGGCAGCGGCTTGGCCTTGACGGGCACCGTGTTCTCGAACACCGCTCAGGATCAGATCGTCACGCTCACCCAAGGCGGAGCGACGACGATCACGGGTACTTACCCAAACTTCACGATCACCTCGACCGACACGACCTACACGGCAGGTGGCGGCATTGGCCTCGCTGGGACAACCTTCTCGGTTGCCGCAGGCAGCGGCCTGACGCAGGACACAGACGGCCTCTCACACGCCGACACCTCGTCGCAGACCAGCGTGGACAACACGGGAGCTGTGTTCATTCAGGACGTCAGCCTTGACGCCTTTGGTCACGTCACCAGCCTTGCCTCGACCACCATCACTCCCGCGCTGATCGGGGCTGCTACAGCCGACTCTCCGGTGTTCACTGGCGTTGCTTCTTTCCCCGACGGCTCTGCCGCCGCGCCGTCTATTACCAACACTGGCGACACAAATACAGGGATATTCTTCCCAGCTGGGGACACCATCGCCTTCTCTGAGGGCGGTGTTGAAGCTATGAGGGTGGACTCCGTGGGCAGGCTGCTTATCGGGGATACCGCTGGCAGAGCCACATACAATAGCGCTGGCACTGGTTCGGAAAATCCCCATATTCAGGTTTCAGGAATTACTGAAAGCACGTCGGGTATGGGTCTGTATAATTACAGCGCAACCACCACGTCCGTCCCAAATATTGTTTTCAACAAGTCCCTCAGCGGCATCATTAACTCCCAAACGGCGGTGACCTCGGGAACCGGGCTTGGCGGGATCGGTTTTAACGGCAGTGATGGACTGGCTTTTAACTCCGGGGCGAGCATTCTTGCTTACGTGGATGGCGCTGTTGCTACTGATTCCGTCCCCGCTTGTTTGGCGTTTAGAACCAATGCCGCAGGGGAATTTTTTTCCACCGAGCGCATGAGGATCACCTCTACAGGCAACGTTGGCATCGGGACCACCTTGCCGTCTACCGCCCTTCATGTGAACGGCACGGTCACGGCGACAACATTTGCGGGGAGTTTGTCGGGCAACGCCACCAGCGCCACAACCGCTACCACTGCTACCACTGCCACCACTGCCACGACCGCAAACGCCCTGAACACTGCCAATGACTATCGTGTTGACAGCCTTGGCGTTGGTACTGCCGCTTCGGGCGTGAGTGGCGAAATCCGGGCCACCAATAACGTCACGGCATATTTTTCTGACGACCGCCTGAAGACCCGCTTCGGAAACATTGACGATGCCCTCGGCAAGTTGATGTCTCTGTCCGGTTTCTATTATGAGCCGAACGGTGTCGCGCAGACGCTCGGTTACGAAGTCAAGAAAGAGGTCGGGGTCTCCGCTCAGGAGGTTCAGGCCGTCATGCCAGAGGTTGTTGCCCCGGCCCCCATTGACGAGCAGTACCTGACCGTTCGGTACGAGCGTCTCGTGCCTTTGTTGATCGAGGCCATCAAGGCACAGCAGGTCCAGATCGACGAACTCCGCGCTAAGCTGGAGGGCTGACATGGTACTGCCAGCTTCTGGAACGATAACCATGAATCAAATCCAGACCGAGTTTGGAGGGTCCAACCCCATATCCCTGAATGAGTATTACCGGGGTACTGGCAGTGTGACGAACAACAATACCAACATCCCGACATCCGGGACGATATCGATGAGTAACTTCTACAATGGAGTGACATCGACGATAACCTATGTTGGGGGACTTACGTCTGCCGCAGGCGGCATCTCGGCTGGCGTCAGGACCATAACGATCAACGGCGCTTTGACTGGCGGTGTTGCAGCATCGCCCTCTGTGGGTGACTTGGTTCTCCTAACTTGGTGCTGCAGTGTCACGGCCACGGCGTCGTTCAGCGCCACCACTGCAGGGTGGACAACTATTTTTTCAATCTACAACCCATCGACTACAGGTCGTGGGCAGGGCACCGTCATGTCGGTTTCCTATAAAATTTGGGCCTCGGGCGACTCTGCGGTAACCTTCACTGTTAGCCCCAGCAGCAACAATGGCTCTGCCGCTTCGATAAAAGTGTTCCGTAATATTCGGCGCTCGGGGTCAACTCCAGAACTGCTGACCGCCACCAACTCGCAGGCAAACGGCTCTTCGGCAACCATTAACCCGCCTGCGATCACTACTGGAAGCAAGAATTTCGTTGCCGTGGTGTGCGTGGGTTTTGGCAACAACGACAGCTCGGCCCTCACGGCACCGGGAAACATGTTGGCCGTCCTGACATCCAACGGCAACGACTACAGGGATGCTAGGATCGGCATGGGTCACTCGGCCACGATATCGAACGCTGGCACATACACCCCAAGCAATTGGACCATGGCCACCGCAGTCGATAGAGCGCCCGTATCCATCACCATTGGGCTGCGGCCAAACTGACGGCACAAAGCTGGGGTGACCGACACCGCGCCCCGTGATATAATGTCGTAAACCAGATGGAGGAGGGACATCATGTTTGGCTTTAGTCCCTTCTCCGCAGCCCCATTCTCGGCGCTCGGCAGGAAGGACGACATTGTCGTCGGTCTCGTCGGCGTTGATGCGTCCGGTGCCGTTGGGAGCGTTGTCGCCCCCGCTGCGGCCATCCTCACGGGCGTGTCTGCCTCCGCCGATCTCGGCTCCGTCATCGTCACTGCCTCCGCCCTTGTCCCCGTGTCCGGCGTGTCGGCATTTGTGGATGTCGGCTCCGTCAATGCCCAAGCTGGTGCTGATGTAGCTGTTTCCGGCGTCTCTGCGTCCGCTGACCTTGGTTCCGTCACCGTCACGGCCTCCGCGCTTGTGCAGCCATCTGGTGTGTCCGCTGCATGGCAGCTTGGCGACGTCACTGTTGCAGCCTCTGCCCTTGTCCTCGCAACGGGCGTTTCCGCTGAAGCGCAGCTTGGTGATGTCGTCGTCACGGGATCGGCCCTAGTCCTTCCCACGGGCGTCTCGGGTGCATCGGCTCTTGGTGCGGTGGTCGTTCAGGCTGGCGCGGAAGTTCCTGTGGTCGGCGTCTCCGCCTCCGGTGCTGCTGGTTCCGTCACCGTTACTGGCTCTGCGGTCGTCATCCCGCTCGGCGTCAGCGCCGTTGGCCGCGTTGGTCAGGCCACCGTGTGGGGCAATATTGTGCCGAACCCCGGAACATCTTGGGACCCGCTCAACCCGGTGCCACCCACATCTTGGGACCCGCTCAACCCGGTGCCACCCACCTCTTGGAGTGCGATCTCCCCCTCGCCCGGTTCTGCGTGGACGGAGGTCGATCCAGATGCCATAAATTCATGGACAGAGGTGGAGCCAGCGCCCACCCCGGTATGGGGCAGCATCGTTCCAAACCCCGGCACGGCTTGGGACCCCCTCAACCCCACACCACCCACATCGTGGGCTGGCATCACACCTGCACCGGGTTCGGCGTGGACGCAGGTCGATCCTGATGCTATAAACGTGTGGACAGAAATTGAGCCAGCGCCCACCACGGTATGGGCCCCAGTCGCCGCGTGAGGATGAGAGATGCCTAGCACATACACAAGTAACCTCGGTATCGAGCTTCCAGCCGACGGCGAACAGGACGGCGTCTGGGGTGATGTTGTCAATGACAACATGAATATCTTGGACCGGAGCATCAACGGGTCGGTCAGCCTGTCCTTGAGCGGAACATCCTCAACGCTGACCACCTCCGATGGCGTTCTCAGCAACGGCCAGTACAAGGCCCTGATCCTCGGTGGCACCCCCAGCGGAACCCACACGATCACCATCGCCCCAAATGACGCCCAAAAGATTTACTACGTCTACAACCTTTCTGGTCAGTCGGTCGTCCTGTCGCAGGGGTCCGGCACAACCGTGACTATCGCCAACAACGATACTGCGGTAGTCTACTCGGACGGGGGTGGCGGCGCGGCTGGCGTTGTAAACCTGACCGACCATTTTGCCATGAACTCGGCAAAGATCACGGGCGGAGCCATCTCCGGGGTGTCCTTGTCCACCAGCAGTGCGACAGTGACGGGCGGTACGATCAACGGTACAACCGTAGGTGCCTCGACTGCATCCAGTGGTGCCTTCACCACGCTGTCGGCGTCAGGAGCCACGGCCCTTTCGGGAGCCACGGCCCTTTCAGGGACCACCACGCTTACCGCCCAGCTCGGCCTTGGCGGCGCAAACTACGGAACAGGGGGGCAGGTGCTGACGTCTCAGGGCGCAGGGAGCGCCCCCGCTTGGGCCAACAGCTTCCCGTCCGGCGGCATCATACTCTGGTCAGGCTCTGTGGCCTCGATCCCCGCCGGTTGGCTTTTGTGCAACGGAAGCAGTGGAACTCCTGACCTTCGGGATCGTTTCGTCGTTGGTGCTGGATCGACATATGCCGTAGCTGCAACTGGCGGCTCTGCTACTGTCACGCTGTCCACCTCGGAGATTCCGTCCCACACGCACACGTTCAGTGCCACGACCTCCACTAACGGCGCTCACACCCACACCTACCAGCTCCCAGATTTGATCTCGAACGGTGAGCGCGACAACAATCCGCAGTTTGGCGACACAACTTCGACTGCGACAACATCAAGCGCAGGCGCACACAACCACACCGTCAGCGGCACCACCGCTGCGTCTGGCTCTGGGGGCGATCACGAAAACCGTCCGCCGTACTACGCTCTTGCCTACATCATGAAGTCGTAAGCTATGACACCCGAGATGCTCTGGAGTCTTGGTCTCAGCGCGGCACTCGGCCTGATCGGCTGGGTCCTGAAAAACCATGTCGAGGAGGTGAAGCGGTTGCAAATCCTGCTGAACCGCACCCGCGAGGAGGTCGCCAAAGACTACGTCACAAAGACCGACGTCGCTTCCAGCGTCAATATGCTTGTGACACGCATCGACAACCTAGATCGCAAGATCGACGACATCTTGCGAAGCCTAGCAAAGTGAGCCTGCGATGTTCGACCCTGCTAGCATAGGCATTGCGCTCAGTGTCGGCAGCAAGGCTTTCAGCCTGCTAAAGCAGGGCATTGCGGCTGGCCGCGAAATCCAAGACATGTCGTCCCAGCTCTCTGAGTGGGGAAAGGCTGTCTCTGACATTGCCTATGCCGCTCAGAGGGCAGACGAGCCTCCGGGCGTGTTTAGGACGCTGTTTGGCGGCAAGACCCACAATGCCATCGACACCTTCGCGGCGCAGAAGCAGTGCGAGCAGCAACGCAAAGAGTTGAAGCAGCTCATCACATACCAATATGGGCATGATGCGTGGCAACAGTTCACCGACATTGAGCGTCGTGTGCGGGAGCAACAGCGCGAACAGGTCTACCGCCGCCGCGAGATCATTGAGGGCATCGTTGAGTTTTTTCTGTGGTCTGGCATAATCCTGACCACCATAGTTATATCTGGCGTCGGCCTCTACTTCTGGGGCCGCTACTTAGGGAGATGGTAGATTGAGACTTGTCCTCGTCCTCTTGGTCGCCGGATGCGGCCCTGTTACTGTATCGTCCGTGGCCTACACGACGGCCTGCCCAAAAGGTGACCGACAGTGCGAGATTCGTCAGAACGCGGAAACGCTGTACTACATGGCCATGCCAGACGCGGCCAACCAGCTCCTGTGCTCTGGCGACACGCGGGATGCTATGGGAGCCTTGTGCTCTATCTACTGATGGCCCCGCCCGCTGCCGCCCAAGTCACGGGCGACCTGAACACCAACAGCGGCAACACCAACTCGACCATCGATAGCAACAACGTCTCCACCAGTGAGACTAGAAACTACAACGGCGCAGGCTCGTCTCCGTTCTCAACGCCCGTGCCGACAGCAGCTGCACCGACAGTCATGGGCGGCGGCGGTAACGACTCATGCTTGATACCGAGGCAGCAGGCGTTCCAGATCAGCATCTTTGGTCGCGCCGAGGGCAGCATGGAGCAGGACCCTGAGTGCAACCGTCGTAAGGACGCGAGGCTGCTTGGCACACCGCAAGAGGCCGGTGGCTTGGGCCTGCAGGTCAGCGGCATTTCTGTGATGTGCGACAACCCGGAAATCTATAAAGCCATGGCCTTGGCATCGACGCCCTGCCCGATCTACTCAATTGAGACGGGCAAGCTCTTGGTAGGCCGCGAGGGCTATCTGGCTATGCGTGACAACCCTCATACCTATGTGGTAGGATACGCTCAAGATCGGTCCTTTTGGGACACATTCCTGATGATCGGAGAGGAACTGCCCGATGTCGTTGCTCAAGAAAACAGCGGCCCTACTCTGTCTGAGCGTTTCCGCCGCTCACGCCGATCCGACGATAACCAATCTACAGGGGTCAGCCCAAACAATCCTTGACCAACTGTCGGCAGCCCAGAGCCTGACGGCTGGTGCGACTTACTACGCAGACGACGGTAGCATCCTCGCCCCCGGCATCATGCAGACGGCGACCGTCACCGAGCAGATGCGGCTCGACTACAATTCCGACATTCAGGGGGTGATCGACGCGACGTACTACAACGCCGAGCTCCTGTTTCAGGATCAACACACCGCAGCGATGGCAAATCTCGATACGGCTGTCGATCAGCTCGTTGCCGCAACTGCGGTTTTGATGGAGGTGCAAGCGGTTGCGAACATGGCCGCCAACGCAGACACCGTGCAGGAGCAGATGGCCTTCCAAACGATCCTGACCAACAACGACATGACCATCAGCGCCGCTGACGTGAGCAACTACAACTCGGCCCTCGGCGCTGTGCAGACCTATGCCCGTGATGCTGGTGCCTTCTTGGCTGCCTCGCGAAACGCCAGCATGACCAGCTCGGTTGACAACTACGCGGCCAACACCGGGGCCAGCCTCTACGGCGCGACGGTGGCCTACAGCGCTACGGCTGACATCATCAACGTGAGCATGGGTCAGGTCTACAGCATCGGCCTGCAAGGGCTGCTTGGTGATGACACTGTTACGCTGTCTGATGTCTACGCTGCGGGCTACGGTTCGTGAGCGAGGAGGCTGAAACCAACGGCCTGCGGATCGCAGGTTTTGACATCAAGGGCTGGTGGCTTGCCGCCGCCCTTCCTGTCTTGTCCGGCTTGAGTGGCGCGATCTATGTTGGCTACGATACCGTCAACCGTTTCTGGGCAGTTGAGGAGAGCGTGGATGGCGTCTTGGGCGTTGAGAGCCGGGTGCAGACCCTAGAGCAGGCCATACAGGACAATGACGTGCGCGGCCTTGCCCCTAAGCTGTCGGCGATCAGCACCCAGATGGTGTCGATCCTCGAACAACAGAAAGAGCTGATGGACTTGCGGTCCATGGTTGAGAAGTCGGACGCTGTCACCAGCGGCCTTGAGGGCAAGCTGGAGAAGTATGACGCTGAGATCGAGGACCTGTGGAAAGCTATGGACGACCTCATAAGGAACCCGATGCAATGATGAAACTTGAGAACTTCGTTTGGCTGGGCTTCATCGCCGCCTTGGGTGCGATCTTCTACCTGTCTGGTGACGGGTTTTATCGCTACCCCTGCCAAGACCCCGTGAACTGGACTGCACTCGAGTGCACTCCCCCGATTTGCCTACGCACTGGAATGTGCGCCAATGATCTGACAGGAGCCTCGCAATGAGCAAGAATGACCCAGACGTGATGGAAGCCAAGCTGCGCTACTTTATCGGCGTGGCCCTGACCGTGATCCTCGGTGGGGTGATCTTCTCCATCCTCTACAGCCTGATCTTCGTGACCCAGCCGCTCGGCGACTCGAGCGAGAACGACCGCAAGTTCTTTGAACTGCTGACCCCGATTGCCTCGTTTATCGTTGGCGCTCTCGGCGGCGTGATGGCGGCAGGCAACAACAAACAAAAGGGTGGCAATGACGAGCCCCCGACACAGGAGTACACCGAATGATCGGTCGCATCGTAGGAATGCTTGTTGGCCGCAAGCTCAAAGAAAAGGCCGTGGACGCCGTGCTGGACAAGGTGAACCTGCCTGACCCGGTCGAGAACGCAATCAAGGTCGCGGCCACAGGCAATGTGGGTGATCTGCTCGGCGGCATGGGAAAAGACATGGCGCAAGAGGCTGTGCTTGGTGAGATCACCAAGAAGGTGCCGATCAAGAGACCCAAGAAATGAGGTGGCTCGTTGCCCTGCTCTTGTCAGCAACCCCTGCGCTTTCTACGCCCTACGAGATCACTCGGGTCATCGACGGCGATACGGTGGAGATTGCGGTGGATTTTCTCCCGTCGCCCCTCCCGCCCAAGCTCTCGATCCGGGTGATGGGCATCGATACTCCCGAGAAGGCACCTCGCGCACAGTGCGATGCCGAGGCTGCTTTGGCGAAGAAAGCCAGCGCGTTCACCAAGGACGCAGTGGCCAACGCCCTCGAGGTCGATGTCGTGATCCTCAAGTGGGATAAGTACGGTGGCAGGGTGCTGGGGGAGGTCTATCTGGACCACCAGAGCCTCGCTGAAAGCCTGATCTCTGCGGGCCTAGCCCGTCCATACAAAGGCGAGGCCAAGTCCTCGTGGTGCGAATAGGAGCCCCTAGATGAGCCTGATTACCGAAGCCCAGCTGGCCGTGATGATTCCAACAAACAAGGAGATCGGTGAGTGGTGCGCTGCTCTCAACGAGATGCTGCCGAAGTATGGCATCACCACCGACAAGCGGATCGCTGGCTTCATTAGCCAGTGCGCCCATGAGAGCTCTGACTTCCGGGTCTTGCAGGAGAACCTGAACTACAAAGAGGCCACCCTCCTGAAGGTCTTCCCGCGCTACTTCGGACCCGGCAAGGAGAACGCCGCCGAGTATGCGGGTAAGCCCGAGAAGATCGCCAACTATGTGTACATGGACAAGAACCGCTCCAAGGGCGGCGCTTTGGGCAATGTGAAGGATGGGGACGGTTGGCTTTTTTCTGGAAAAGGTCTGAAGCAAGTTACTGGCCGTGCGAATACGACGGCCTTCGGCAAGACCATCGGCATGACCGCCGAGGAAGCCGCCGCCTACCTGCTGACCAAGAAGGGCGCACTCGAAAGCGCACTTTGGTTCTGGGACAGCCGCAACCTGAACGAGGTGGCAGACACAGGCGACCAAGTGCGGCTGACCAAGATCATCAACGGCGGCGACATCGGCCTCGCAGACCGTCAGGCGCGTTATGCCAAGGCCATGGCTGCTCTGGGTGGCAAGATCGACACCCCGGCCCCTGTGGCCTCTCCCAGCGCCTCTGGCGGCACACTGCGCCGTGGGTCCAAGGGTGATGACGTCAAGAAGATGCAGGCCAAGTTGGGCTTGACAGCTGACGGGGACTTTGGTCCCGGCACAGAAGCAGCCCTCAAGAAGTGGCAGGCCGACAATGGACTGACCGCTGATGGCGTTGCTGGTCCGAAGACATTGGCGAAGCTGCTCGGTTGATGTAATATCTCCGGCAACAGGAGACCATCATGGCACTCACCAAGCTCGTATTCCGGCCCGGTATCAACCGCGAGACCACCGCCTACGCCAACGAGGGCGGATGGTATGACTGCAATCTCGTGCGTTTCCGGGCCGGTAAGCCTGAGAGCATTGGTGGGTGGACGCGGTACACTAGGTCACAGATGCTTGGTACCGGGCGGTCTCTCATGACATGGACCGCGCTTGACGGCACCATTTACAGCGGCATGGGAACCAACCTAAAGTACTACGTTATTCGCGGTGGTGCGCTGAACGACATCACCCCGATCCGAGAGACGACCACTGCTGGCGCGGTGGTGTTTGACGCGACCACCGGATCGTCGGTGATTAAGGTGACGGACTCGGCAAACGGCGTGTACCTAGGAGACTTCGTGACGTTCTCTGGCGCTGCCAGCTTGGGTGGGAACGTGACCGCTACGATCCTGAACACAGAGCATCGAGTGACGAGGGTCATCGATACGAATAACTACGAGATCACCGTAAGTGTCACGGCCAACTCGTCTGATTCTGGAAACGGCGGTGCCTCCGTAATTGGCATCTACCAGATCAACACAGGCCTAGACACGTCGGTGTTTGGAACCGGGTGGGGCACAGGACCTTGGTCTCGTGGAACTTGGGGCTCTGGGTCCACCACGACCATCCCCGGGGCGCAGCTTCGTGTGTGGTCTCAGGACAACTACGGCGAGGACCTCATCATCTGCGTTCAGGATGGTGGAATCTTTTACTGGAGCAAGAGCGGCGGGCTCGCAGCTAGGGCTGTTGCCCTCGAAGACTTGGCTGGCGCTCAAGCGGCCCCCACCATAGCAAAGACCGTCATCGTGTCGGAGCGTGATCGCCATGTCATTGCCTTTGGCTGCGACCCCGAGGGCGACCCCGGAGTGCAGGACCCCCTTGTCATCCGGTTTTCGGACCAAGAAAACGCCGCAGAGTGGCGCACCTTGCCGACTACCACTGCTGGTGAGCTTCGCATCGGTACGGGCTCCGAGATCATCGGTGCTGTCCAGACGAAGCAGCAGATTGTCATCTTTACTGACGTTTCGATTCACGCCATGCAGTATATTGGCGACCCCTTTACATTCGGGCTTCAAGAGGTGTCGTCGTCGATCTCGATCACCAGCCCGAATGCCATGGTTGCCGTAGGTGACGCTGTCTACTGGATGGGAAAGAACGAGTTCTACGCCTACGATGGTGCCGTTGTTCAGATTCCCTGCGACGTCAAGGAGTACGTTTTCTCCGGCATAAACATCCAGCAGCAGCTCAAGGTTTATGCTGGGCACTCCAGCTCGTTCTCTGAGGTGTGGTGGTTCTACCCAAGCCTGAACAGCCAAGAGAACGACAGCTACGTGGTGTATAACTACGAGCAGAAGGTGTGGTACTACGGAACGCTGTCTCGCACGGCATGGCAGGACCGAAACGTGCTGCCCTTCCCTACGGCAATTTCCACAGACGGGTACGTCTACTACCAAGAGAACGGTCTGGACGACGGAAGCTCCAACCCCCCAGTCGCTCTGGCTCCCTACATCGAGTCCAGTGTCGTTGACATGGGGGAGGGCGATCAGTTCATGTTCGCCACGCGAGTCATTCCCGACCTGACGTTCCGCAACTCAACCAACGCCGCGCCGACCGCAACCCTGACCATCAAGGCCAGAAACTTCCCCGGGGGTGCATACTTTGCTACGGACGCTGACCCCGTGACAAAGACCTCCTCCCTCCCGGTCGAGCAGTTCACGAACCAACTATTCACGCGCCTGCGCGGGCGCTCGATGTCGCTTCGCATTGAGTCCAACCAGACGGGCACGGCATGGCGCTTAGGTGATCCTAGGATCGATCTTAGAACCGACGGGAGGCGCTGATGCCATCAAACAATCCGGCACCATTCTTCCCCACCCCTCCCGGTGAGTACAACCGTCAGTACATGGCGCAGCTTATACGATCCTTTGCGGTGTTCGTTCAGCAGGTCAACAATCCCGGGGATGCAATCTTCACCACCCTGCGGCTGACAGCGCTGCCGATCTACGCAAACAACGCCGCCGCTCTGGCTGGCGGTTTGATCGCTGGGGACGTTTACAAGACATCTGGCGGCGAGCTCAGGATCGTCGTTTAAGTCAGGCATCATCGCGAAGAAAGTTCTATGGAACTTTTTCAGCGCACTGTGATAGAATCCCGCAAAAGCGGAAAGACGTACTGGAGCAAGACATGGTTCTTCCACTGATTCTCGGGGCTCTTGGTGGGTCACTTGGCGGAGCTGGCCTCCTCGGCGGCATCGGTGCCCTAGGTGGCGCGGCCATTGGCTCAGGCCTTGGCGGCTACGCTGAGACGGGAGACCTAGAGACGGGCATCCTGACGGGCCTTGGCTCCTTCGCTGGTGGTGCACTGCTAGGCCCATTGATGGGTGGTGCTGGGGGTGCAGCATCTAGTGCCGGAGGCACCGTTAGCTCCATTGCTCCGCAGCTGCAGGCGGCAACCACTGGTGCTACCGCCGCTGGTGGCGTTGGCTCTGGCCTTGCAGGCCTAGGGAAGAACGCCCTGAACTTTGCACAGAGCGGAGCCGGTATCGGAAGCAGCGTCGGCGGTGCCATGGGTGCATCGTTCGCGATGCCATCGGACGACGACAAGAAGAGCAAGAGCAAGTACGCCGACACCCCCGGCCCAGCCCTGCAGAGAACCCCCACGTTCCCCGGCTCCGACTATGTCCCGGGCGTCAGCGGTGAGTTCGATTATGGATTCGGACCACCGGAGACGGCAGATGAAATCCTTGAGTTCCGCAAGCGCCAAGTCGGAGCGATGGCTGGTGGTGGTCTCATCAGCAGCATCGAGCGCACGTTCGGCCCAATCAATCTGGCAGAGGGCGGCATCGTTGATGTCCTCATGCGTGGAGAGCCTCAGGCAATGTCTGGCATGAACGAGAAAGAGGTTGTCGCCGAGGCCATTCGGGCAATCAAGGGTGAGAGTGCAAGCCCAGAGGTTGCCCTCGCAGCGTTCCTGTCGTCCTACGGCGAGGATGCCCTGCGTGACCTCGTCGATAAGGTCGAGTCCGGCGAGATGGACGACACCGTGGAGCGCAGCGAAGGCAAGATGTCGGGCCCGGGTGATGGCATGGATGACTTGATCCCAGCCAACATTGAGGGCGATCAGGACGTACTTCTGAGCGATGGCGAGTTCGTCGTGCCAGCAGACGTTGTCTCTGGCCTTGGTAATGGCTCCTCAGACGCTGGTGCTCGCGCCCTCGATGAGATGATGCAGCGTGTACGCTCGGCCAGAAATGGCTCACCTGAGCAGCCGCCGCAGGTGCCACAAGAAGAGGTGATGCCAGCGTGAGTAGCGAAGGACTCATCTTCACGCCTGTTCCGAAGCACCTTCTTGGTATAGTATGGCCGAAGGTGGAGCGCTATCTGGCCGCAGCAGTAGAGACCGCAGGCGGAAAGTGTAGCGTAGAGGACGTCAAGGCTGGGATAGAGTCGGACGTCTACCTGCTGTGGGTTGTTGTCGATGGCGAGGACATTCTTGCCGCTATCACTACGAGGGTGATCACATACCCTCAGCGTAATGGAATGGCGCTTGACTGGATCGGCGGAAGGCGCATGAAGGATTGGATCGGCATGGTGAACGATACTGTGTCGGAACATGCAAGAAACCATGGGTGCTCGCACCTAGAGGGTTACGGTCGTCCGGCGTGGAGCAGGTTCTTGCACCCGCATGGATGGAAGGAAGAATACGTCGCTTTCAGGCTAGAGGTGTGAGATGGGCAAGGGCAAGTCGACAGAGCAAACGGTCACACAGCAGAACATCCCCAAGGAGTTCTTCCCGTACTTCGACCGACTCTTGGCTCGCACGGAGAACGAATCCCAAAAGGAGTACGTTC